AATTGATTTGAAAATTCATCCCAAAGCTTTGATTTTATTGAAAAAATATGAAACGCCTGGCGAATGGGTGTTTCCTTGGGATAAAGATCGTGAATCGTATGAAAACTTTCGCCGTACTTACCAGCGCGGTTTGATTTATGTACAGAAAAAACACGAAATTGAAGTGCTTCCTGATGGTGGGTATATGGGTGTAAAAGTGGCGCGACATACCTTTGCAAACATTGCGAAGGGTTTGATGATTGAACCTGATGTGATCCGCGAATTGATGGGCCACGAACGTGATGATGTGGATAACTACTATAAAGACAAATATCCTGAAATGATTCGGGATAATGCTTTATTTGAAATTATTAGCTGGTTTAATTGCGTGAAATAATTATCTTTTCCATTTGTTTTTTAAGACATAATTATGAATAATAAGTCCTATGAACCAAAGTATTGTAAACGCTATTACTTCTAAAATTACCAATCTTTTTTTACTGATTCGTTTACATTCCTTTCAAACTTTTCTAAAAAATATTTATGAATATAGGTCAATCCTGTAATGGCTAGGTTATTTGTCGTAAATAAAGTTTGTTTTTTCTTTGTGATATATTCTTCTAAATATCCTGATGATGGTGCTGGATAGAATTTATTATCGATAAAAATTTCTTTAATAGTGACTCTATATTTTTCTTCTTTAAAATCGATTACAACTAAATATTTATAATAATCTTGCACAAATAAAACAGTTCCCATAGCTGTTCCACCGTATTTTTTATAATTAATTTGGTCATCATTGATAGTAAAGCTTATAGTATTATCAATGATCTGAAAATTATCCTGTTTGAAATTAATCATTACTTCTTTTTCGAAATATTTAATTAATTCTTCGCTGTTTTTGCCAGGAACTTCATAAATGTGTTGCCAATACACTTTTCCGTTTTCTAAATTGAAATCAGTGTTTGGAAGTTTGATTTGTGAATATCCTGAAAATCCAATCAATAATAAAAGTACAATTTTCTTCATAATAAAGGATCGTTTGATTTATCTTTTTTGGCTTTTAAAATCAAATCAACTTGTATTTTAAGAAGTCGTATTACTTCTTTTTGATGTTTTAAACTTACAGGATCATCAAATAATAAAAGGCATATTTCTTCGCGCTCACGAATCCTTTCTTCAATTTGAATTATTTTTTCATCAAATCCTGTGGAGTTTTTTACATCGTTTTCATACAAAACATCTTCACTTTTGGATGTATTATTACTTAATATTTCGTGTAATAATGCTTTTTTTGATATTGGAATTACTTCCCCGTTTTCGTAATTAGATATAGTTTTTGTCGAAACGCCTAGTTTCTGGGCTAATTCTGATTGATTTAAACCCAACTCTTTCCTTCTCTTTTTAATTTCCATTGCATTCATAATCAAGTGTTTAATGTTAATAATAAAATTATTTTTAAAATAAATAAGAAATATTACGTTTTTTATTAGGTTATTAAAAGTAATATTACATATATTTGCTATATAATAATTCACATAATAATAATACAAAGATACAAACATTATGCCAATAGATGATAAAAATATGTTAAAACAACGGGATTTCAAAACTTTAAGAAGAATTGAAACTGCGCAAAAATCTTCAAATATCCTTCGAGGGTTTTTTGATAAAGGTTTTAAAAGCTTTGATGCGCTTAAATCAATCGTCTTGAATTACTATCCTGAAATATCAGAATCACGCCTTTGGGATTTTTGGCACTTTAGAATTGTCGATGAATCAATTAGCGATTCTTTGATTGATGTTTTTGAAAAACTTAAATCCGAATGATATGATCACACCTGAAGCTTCTTTATTGGAATTACAAAATGAACTGAATCACATTTATCAAAGAATTGATTTTCGTGATGAAAAATATAGTGAATCTAGTGAATACTGGAAGGAAACTGAACGAGGTGTGTTGTATTTAGAAAAAACCATAAAATTAAAAATATTAAGCAGAACACTAAAATCTAATATCAACAAAATCGAAAGTGCCTTATGATACAAATTTTTAAAAAAATCGCTCTTTGGTTCAAAAACCTTTTTACTAAAAAGAAACCAACACATCATCAAACTATTATTGATAAAAAACGGGTGATGAAAGGCCTGAAAGTTTGGGAAGCTGATTTGATTTCCGGTGATGTGGTTCCTGCTGAAATTGAAACAACATTTTCATTTGATGCAACCGGCAGAAAAAGAACAAACCGCAAAGTGTTGATCCGTAAAAACTGCATTTATGAATATGCAATCAACGGCGAAAATGCTGTTCGAAAACTTGAATTTCGTATTGCAAATATTGTAAAACCAAACTAATGAAACCAGGAACTTTAATCGATGCGAATGAATTTATGGAAAATCTTATTGCTAAAGGTTTAGTGATTGTTTCTGTTAAGGAGTTTGAAGCCAGTAAAGAAATTGAAAGGCGTAAAATGATGCGTAAAACGGCATTGCCATTGGCTGATATTGTTCGCCTGGGATTGCTTCCGGTAAAGACTTCGAAAGGGGTAAATGATTGGATTTTGAACGGCAAAATTAAGCCGGGTGAATATTATCAAGAATCAAAAGGGTACAAAAAAGTAATGGTCTTAACGGCCGCAATTAAAAGACTTGGCTATGTTGAATAAAAACGAATTGATTGAAACTACTCCCGCAATAAAAGAAATCATCGTGATTGATGAAGTGGTGGTAAAATGCGAAGGAAACAAACTGTGTTTTCCGGAAGCGGTTTTTGAAATGGTGGAACAATGTAAACTTTGCGGAAAATGGATATAGATACACTACTCCTGGTTATTCTTATACCAGTCGATATAATGCTGTTTTCGGTTTTGATTGCTGGCGCTATAACGTTTAGAAAAACAATTGATTTTGAAAAAATGATTAATAACCAACTAAATAATAACCGATGAAAAAGCAAGATTGGAATGCTGTGATTTTTTGGATTGTCGTACTGCTATTCTCTATTTTTTGTAGAATGCATACTCCTGAAGCTTATTTATAAACCTTAAAAAATAAAAATTATGTTAGAAATAATTCACGCGCTTTTCGCCTTATTGTGCATCGGGGTAATCCTGGCTTTTGTCTTGATTGTGATGTGGTTTTGTTATGCTCTTTTTGTGAATTTCTTTAAAGTTTACGGTAAAAGATAAACCTATGAAAACAACCACTTTCGATCTGATGAAAATGCAAGCCATTGAGTTGGCCGTTTGTAAAGAATTTGAATGCCGGATTTGTGATTTGGTTAATGTCACTGATACGTTTCAAAAGAAAGTGGCTGTTTACATTTTAATGCACCAGGGATTCGATAAAAGGTTCATTGGGCATAAATACCAAATGACCTATTTATACATCCCAACGGTGGTTGCTGAAACGGAATTGATGATGAAAGTGGTTCCAGGATTCAATGATAAAATAAACAAAATTTTAAATGAAATTGATTATGACACGACAGTTTTGGACCGTTCAAGAAGTGGAAACTTTGAAACGGCTTTATCCTGAATGTAGAACTGAAACACTGGCTTTGTTGTTGAAAAGGAATGCTTCTTCGATACATCATAAAGCAAATGTGTTGTCAATTAAGAAAAGTCAAGGGTTTATGAAATCACCTTTATCGGGTAGAATGTTTAAAATAAAAATGATTTAATATGGCAAGGAAGTTTTGGAGTATTCAAGATTTAGAGCGATTAAAAACACATTATCCTGATAATGTCACGGCTGATTTGCGCGAACTATTTCCAGGTCGAAGTATATCTTCTATTAATTCGGCAGCTTTTATTTATGGCCTTAAAAAAAGCGAAATATTTCACGCTAAAGGTTTGGGTGGTCGTATTGCAAAAGGAACCCGAATAGGTGTTGGTAGTGAGTTTAAAAAAGGAATGACACCACATAATAAAGGCAAGGAAATAAGTGAATGGATGTGTGCTGAAAATATTGAGAACTCTAAAAAAGGGCGTTTTAAAAAAGGTCAGGATCCACACAACACGGTTGAAATTGGACACGAAAGAGTGACACGTGATGGTTATGTTGAAGTAAAGGTAAATCACTTTAAAACGCAGGGCAAAAACGATAATTTTAAATTAAAACATCGATTGCTTTGGGAATCGCATCACGGAGCAATACCGGAAGGAATGATTGTCGTGTTTAAAACTGATGATAAAATAAACTTCACTATTGATGATCTTGAAATGATTTCGATGCGTGAAAATGTAATAAGAAACGGCCGCAGCGACACGGCAATTGTCAAAAAGTATTTAGGTATAAAGGAACCTGAAATGATTGAAAAGGTGTTGTTTGAAGTGCCTGGAATCATCCAATTAAAACGAACTAATTTAATACTAAAATCAAAAATAAAATCAAATGAGAATAATAATTGAAGATTTTAAAGATGCCGCTTTCACTTATGAAGGCACTCGCCATCAAGTTGAAAAAGCGAAAATAATCAACAATATAGCCGTAATTAAAACAAACCACAAAACGTTTTCGTGGACTGAAAGTGAATTAAAAAACTTTTATGATGAAGTGGCTTTTGTAGCTTCTGAAACTGGTGTTGTTGTGTCGGAATCTAAAGTGTTGAATGCGGAAATCATCCAGGCTAATTCGCTTTCGAATAGAATTGTGACAAAGCTGGAAGTAATGTTTGATGAATTATCGAATTCGCCAACTGAAGAATCTTATAAAAAAGCAAAGTCAATGGTTGATACTTCGAACGCAATGATGAATGTTATGGCTCAAAATTATAAATATTTAACATTAAATAAGTAATGGATCATCCTAGTTTTTACGCCATTATACCAGCATCGGTTCGATACGATAAAAGGCTGAAACCAAATGCAAAGTTGTTGTATGGTGAAATCACGGCTTTATGTAGTAAAGAGGGCTTTTGCTGGGCAGATAATAACTATTTCGGTTTATTGTATGAGGTTGATCATAAAACGATTTCACGTTGGATTTCTTCATTGGAAAACGCTGGTTATTTAATGGTTGAACATTTTCAAGATAAAGGAAACACCCGAAAAATTTACATTGATACAATGGTTCAATCCCTATTGACAAAAAAGTCACTACCTAGTGACAAAAAAGTCACTACCCTAGTGATTAAAAAGTCACTACCTAGTGACAAAATAGTCACTCCTATATATGAGAGTATTACAATTAGTAATACAATGATTAGAGAACAAACCGCAATCGCTTTTCTTGAAGTAAATCATCCTTCAGACTACGAAAGATTGATGATGCAATACAAATCAAAAATCAATGATTGGATTGACTTTTCAGAAATGTTCGAAGCAAAGGTTCTTCAGGAAGGTTTGGAATTTAAAAGAAACGTGATTGAAGGTCGCTTTGTGATTTTTGCAAGGAATTGGATTAAGAATCAAAAAAAGTTTGATCCACAAGTTATCGAATTGAATCCTGGTCCGAAACAAAAAATAAAATGCTTCTAATGGAAAACATAACAAAAGGATTTACATCGCCACAAGCGGTCCAACTTGAAGAAGCTGTGATTGGTGCTTTGATGATTGATGTGAAAGGTGTTGATGAAGTATTATCTGTGATTCATCATTCGGATGTGTTCTATAAATACGAAAATAAGTTGATTTTTGAAGCAATTCAATCGCTTTATAATTTAGGAAATCCGGTTGATTTATTGACTGTATCTGCTGAATTGCGTAAGATGGGAACATTGGATCAGGCTGGTGGTGATATGTATTTAATGCAATTAACACAAAAAGTTTCTTCGGCAGCACATTCTGAATATCATTCCAGGATATTAATTCAAAAGTTTATTGCACGTGCAATCATCGCTTTTTCTACTAAAATAGTGGCTTTAGCAAACGATGAAACAACCGATGTTTTTGATTTGATGTTGCGTTGGCAAAAGGAATTCGACAAAGTTGTTGATTATACCACTACCGGAAGGACCACAATCACCTTCGAAAATTCCTTGGATGAACTGAAACGATCTGTTGAATTATTGACATCGAATAAAGATGAAGTGAAATTAGTAGGTGTTGATACTGGATTCAAGAACATCAACAAATACACCGGTGGTTATCGCAACCAGGATTTAGTGATTGTTGCGGCACGACCTGGAATGGGTAAAACTTCTAAAGTGTTGAAAACGGCTGTTGTAAATGCTCGAAAAGGTGTTGGTGTAGGGTTTATATCAATGGAAATGTCAATGCATCAATTAACGGCACGCGCTGTGGCAATAGACACAAACTTTCATCTGAAACAATTGATTAAATCAGGATTCGAAAAGCCTGAATACTTTATTACGCTAATGCACCACACCAACAGAATGAAGGATTATCCATTGTATATCGATGATTCCGGTAAAACTGATATTACTGATGTGATTATCACTGCGAAGCTTTGGAAACGTAAGTATGATATTGGAATGTTGGTGATAGATTACATTCAATTGATGGGTGATCGTTCAATGAAAGGCAGCCGTGAGAATGAATTATCATCTATATCACGCCGATTAAAGAAGTTAGCAAAGGAATTGGATATTCCTGTGATAGTATTGGCACAAGTGAATCGTGAGTGCGAAAAACGTGGAGCATCAAAGCGACCGTTTATATCGGACATTAAAGACTGTGGATCAATTGAACAGGATGCTGACATTGTAGAGTTTATTTATAGGCCTGAATATTATAAGATTGATATGGATGTTGAAGATTATGATTCGTCTGTGGCGCATATGATTTACGCTGGTGCTAATACTGAAATCATATTTGCAAAGTATCGCGGTGGATCTACTGGAACCACACTATTGAAATGGGTAGGTGATAAAACAAAGTTCATTGATGTTGATGATGCTAATGATATGAATGAGGATATCGAAGCTGTTGAACGTGTGCTGCCAATGATTAATCCTGGTGAAGCATTCGATGATGTTGATGATGATAATGGAATAGCTTTTTAATTATGGCAAAGAAACCTGATAAAGTAGTGAGAAGCTGGGTGCCACAACGTGCTGCATTCGAACGTGAGAAGGACAATACACCGTTTTATAATTCGTGGCCTTGGCGTAAGTTACGCAAAGTATTCAGAATCAATCATCCTTTGTGTGTGTATTGTGAAGCAAATGATATTGTGACACCGGCAAAGGTTGTCGATCACATCGTACCTATCAACAAAGGTGGCGCACCATTAGATATAAATAATTTACAAAGTTTATGTGAAAAATGTCACAATAGTAAATCATCACGCGAAGCAAGGGGTATGGGGTAAAATCACCAGTGTTCTAACTGGACCGACATCGCTGTTTATCTCTT